CATGCTATGTCGTCGACTGCTGCGGATGCAGTTAGTCTGACAATGCAGGACCAATGGGACCTTCTTTGTCTCGGTGGGAGCGATCTCTTCACACGGTTTCAGGGATACCTCGGAATTGCAAACCGATCACATCCTGGATTTATCCTGGATGTATCGGGTGCAATTCTAAGTGCTACAGCCTGCCGACCTTGGAATAATCCAGTGTCTGCAAAGCTTGTAGCTATCCCTGCACCTGAAGGGAAAACACGAATCATTGCGCAGCTTGATTACTGGTCACAAGAGGCCCTTAAGCCTCTTCATGATTATGTAATGAAGCTGCTTCGTCGGATTCCAAACGATCTGACTTATCGTCAGTCGCGTGGACCGTCAGTAATGACTCGACAACCCGGGCATTCCTTTTGGTCTATTGACCTTAAGAGTGCAACGGATCGTTTTCCGATCATGACGCAGTTTACAGTCCTAGAGACAATGTTCGGTACTGACTTTGCGTGGGCCTGGTATATGACACTTCGTCGTCCGTTTAAATACGGGGACGAATTTGTTACATACCAAGCAGGACAACCAATGGGGAGTTACTCCTCATGGGCTGTCTTCGCGCTTTGTCACCATATCATTATTTGAGAGGCTCATCGGCGCGCAGGAGTAACAGTAGGTAAAACCTATTGTGTCCTGGGTGACGATGTAGTCATCTCTAATGACGATGTGGCCGAACAATATCTGGAGATCCTTAAGACTCTTGGTGTCGAGGCCTCACCGGCCAAGACCCACAAGTCTAAAACATGCTTTGAAATTGCCAAGCGATGGTATTTCCGGGATGGTGAAAACTCTTACGAGTTTACTCCCTTCCCGATTAATTCCGTCGCTGTGACAGTTAAAAGTATGTCACTGGTTCTCCAGAGTCTCTACGAAGCTGTTCGGAAAGGATGGCCGCTTCCTAGCGGATCATCTCTCCCCGAGGCTGCTGCCGGAGTTTCGTGCGTTATGAAGGGAAATGTATCCAAAGGATACTATCTCGCACTTCATAAACTTGCGAAACTCTGCTGAACAGTAGGAGAAATCCTCCGGGGAAACCTAGAAGGGGTGTACGGGATTCGATCCCTACAACAACTTTTCGGTCTCCCTTGTCTATCGCCAGCTAGTTCGC